CTTTAATGAGATTGCCATGAAGATCGCCACAGATTATGGACATTAGTCATTTCCTTTTTGTTATTATAGGTGGAGGTGCGGAGCTCCGACTCTCCGGTCTTGAAAATATTAATCAAATTAATTTCTACGAGTGTGTTCTAGTTAGTAATTCCGATGATCTAACAAACTAGACAAATCTAGTATCATCATATACCATTTTTACGAAATAGTCAAATCGTTTTCTTTCTAGTTTTCTTATTTTGACAGGCGAAAAGATACAAGATCACTTTCTACTTTCTACCCCGCCTACGATGTATTGTAGGGCTTGTTCAACAAGAAACTTTAAGCTGCTAATGCACCAGCATATGCATAGTTATCAGCTGCGAAAAATCCCTTTACTGCTTCTACTGCTTTATTAAATGTGTTTGCATTTATTTTATAATGGATATTTAAAGAGGCCAACCATCATCCTCTACTCGCAATTAATTCTTTCTATTCTCAATCGAATCCAAGTCACCCCCAAAAACTTTATTCTTCTATTGCTTCAACATCAACAACATTACCCAAACTTCTCATTTTATTCTGTCTGGCTTTTCCTTGTTTCAAAAAGGAATTCACAAATTTTCTTTGCATGACAGCATGAGCTCTTTTTGCTTTTCTAGGTGACCAACCATTTTTACACTGAAGATCTAGAATAATTTTATTATACCGTTCTACTCTTTCTTCTTCAGTTGGTTCTTGATCTTTAACAAGTTTATTAAGATCTGGTTTTCTTTCTTCCATTAGTTCATTCTCCTCTTAAAGTAGTTTTTCTAATTCTGTTAGATCATCTGACCACAAATCATATTCTGTTTTATTAGTAAGAATATTTATTTTATTCTGCAATGCTTCTATTGCATTTTTCAATTCTTCCATTTTTTCTTTTGACAGGGACAGCAGATTCATATTTACAAGATAATTATATGAATCATCTATTTTTGTTAGATTAAACTTTTCACATTGGTTTTCAATTTCTACTTTCGTTTTTTTACTTAGAACTATTTCATCCCGTGTTATATGATAGATGAATTTATAACGATTTTTTAGAACATTCAAATCTCTTTTCATTTCAGCTAGAAGGAATTCTTTACGCTTCAAATAATATTCAAGTCGAATTTTACAAAAAGCATTTAGAATTTCAATTTCATCAGTGAAGACTCTGATTGAATTATTTTCATCAACACAAGTGAAATTTTCAGAAACTCTTTTAATTAGTTTTAATTTATCATAAATCCATTCATCAGTGTTCTTGGCAAAATCATCAAATCCCTTAATCTCAAAAAGGAATTTGTTGTCCTCTGATTTATCAATGTAAGATGAAATCACCCGATCATCTTCAAGTCTATTCAGAATGTTAGCATACTTCTCTAAATCATAACCAACAGGTAATTCTGTAATAAGAAATGTAGCTCGTTTAATTCGTTCAAATTTTCCGTATATGTGCCAATTTTTATCCGCTTCATTCCATTTAATATCACCCTTAAAATCTTTAAAGAAGGGTTGAATTCTATCGCCCTTATAAGGACTTTTAGATTTAATTATCTTCTTAATAGACTTTATAAGGTCTATTGGATTACGTGATAAAATCTTTTGTGCAAACCCAGTTCCAATACCTTCAGAACCATTAATGAGAGCTAAAGGTAAAATCGGAATGAAGAATTTGGGTTCTATCTTCTGCCCTTCAAATTCCTGTTCAATTAGAACATCTTTATCTTCATTCCTAAAAATCTTATCAAAAATCTTTTCCTTGCAAGTGTAAATGTAACGTGAAGCAGCTGCTTCCTGAATTGTTCTGTTGCCAAAACTACCTTCAGGTTTCAACAAATTAATGTTATTGCTACCTGCAAAGTTTTGTGCAAGACCGACAATGACACCTTCTAATGATTGTTCGCCATGAAGGTATGCAGTCTTTTCTGCAACTTTTGATATCAATTGTGCAACTTTTAAATCTGATTTGATGTTATCAGCATCAACAGTGTACACAATTTTTCGGGTGGAAGGTTTCAACCCATCAACATAATTACATAAACTACGATATGAATCATAAGTTGAATAAGCATTGAAATCTTCATTAAAGAAATCGTTAATCTTCATTTAATCTCCTTTTCATGTTTATAATTCATTGTAACATAGTTTTTATATTTTTTCAATATCAAAATGAGTCTTTGCCACGTGTTCTTTGCGATAATTTATACCAGCTGAACCCATCCAGTTTTTAATCATATCTTCTGTTGAAGATTCCCATTCGAAAGTTTTAATGAATGTATCAATTCCCTTTTCCTTGAAAATCGCTTTTAGATCTTCCAGCTTCCAGCTGCCTAATCCTTTATAGTATTTGTAAGTATGACCGGGATTCTTCAATTCAAATGCTTTATATTCAGGAAGTGTATAAAAGTAATTAACAATTTTATTATTCTTTTTAGCAGTAACAAGAGGTGTTCTAAGGAATTTGATTTTACCAGCTTTCAGCAATGATGGGGCAAATCGATAAAATAAGCAAAGTAGTAATGCTTTAATGTGGGCGCCATCACTATCCATATCAGTAGCAATACAGATATTGTCATGGGTCAATTCATTCTGCATATCAGAATCAAGCTTGAGATTCAGAATTTGAACTATCTTTTTTATTTCATCATTATCAGAAATCTTTGCTGTTTTTGCTTCAAGGGTGTTTAGTGGTTTCCCTTTCAATGGAAAAAAGGAATAGTTATCACGACCAAGAGCAGGCATAAGCAATCCATTAGCAGAATCACCTTCTGTCAGGAAGAGATATTTTTTATCATTTACTGCGGGATAATACTTATCAATTCTGACATTTTTCTTTGTTTTTGTCATACCTTTCAGCAGTAAATTTTCTTTAACTTGCTGTTGAAGTTTGTATGATTCAACAATGGGAGCAATTATTTCTTCATTTTTAACAATTGACTTCAGGAATTTTTCTGTTAAGACTGAATCAATTAGTGCTTTGAAGTTATTGGGACTGATCAAACAGTCTTTTGATTGTGTATCAAACTGAGGCAAATCCATTCGCAAAGATAACAATAAAAATAATTTTGATTTTATATCAATTGTTTTAACTTCAAGTTTATATTTCTTTTTTAAGAAATCCTTTATATAATCAACAATTTTACTTGTAGTATAATTTACATGAGTTCCACCTCTTGAAGTATAGGTACCATTAACAAAACTCATCTGTTGAAATTCAGTATCAGAATAAAATATTGCAATTCTAGTATTTAAAATTTCATTACATTCATATATTGGATGAATTGTTTCTACAAATTGTTTTAATTTCAACCCCGAAATTCTTTCAGAATTAAAGGTAAATTGTATTTCAGGAAAACAAAAAGACAAATCTTTTATTCTCTTATAATACAAATCAAATAAATTCTTTTTACCTTCATCACTTATATTAAAATAATTATAATTTGGATAATAAGTAATTTTTGTATAATTATCATCAGATTTTTTTATTATGGGAGTTCTTTTTATATGTGTATTATTTTCGATAATTTGTTTATAATAATTTTTACCATTTGCAGACTCAATTATAAATTTACTTGAATATATTGCTGTTAATGATGCACCAACCCCATTCATACCAATAGTTTGTTTCTTATCTTCTGATGAATCATTAAAGTTGGATCCAGTATGTAGTGATGTAAAAATGATTTCTGGTAACCATCTACCAGTTTCTTTATCTTGTTCAATGGGTAATCCTCGACCATTATCTTCAATAGTAATAGATCCATCTTTATCATTATAATTTATTTTTATTTTTGTTGCATATTTAAAATCAGTTCTAATTGATTCATCTGTAGCATTGTCTATTATTTCAGAATATATTTTTAATAATGCAGGAATTTGTAATAATGGCTTAAAAATTAATTTATTATTTTCATATACATAAGAAGAAGTCAATTCTTCAATTATAGACCCCACGTACATCCCGGGTCTATATAAACAAGCTTCCACAGGTGTTAATGTGGTTATATCATTTTCACGTAATGCTTTTTTCATTATTACTCCTTTTTTATAATTTTTTTATAAATAGATATGAACGGGTAATCTAGGTGACGGAAACACACTAGAAACAGTCGGGAAACTGCTGTCCCCGTCATTCCAATATTTATTACGGGAGATAATCAAATTATGCAAAATCCTTATAATCCAAATTTATGGTTCAATCAAAAATCAAAAGAGAAGACATATCATATTGTATATCTAACTACTAATATTGTCAACCAAAAAATATATGTTGGTGTTCATTCTACAAATAATTTGAATGACAGATATCTAGGGTCTGGAAAAACAATGAGATCAGCAATAAAAAAATTTGGGGAAAATAATTTTAAAAGGATAATTTTATATCAATGTCTTTCAAGACAAGATGCTTGTATTATAGAAAATCAAATTATTGATCAATATTTCATTAATAGAAAAGATATTTATAATATAATGTTGGGTGGAGGTAATTTATATGGAACTCATAATGAAACGACAAAAAATATTATCTCATTAAAAAATAAAGGGTTAATTCGTTCTGATGAATTTAAAAATAAAGTATCTAAAACATTAACTGGTATTAAACGAGGTCCTATGTCAACAGAACATAAAAAAAATGTAGGTGCTTCTATTAGCAAATCAACAAAAGGAAAATCAAAATCAGCTGAACATATAGCTAAAGTTAAAGCTGCAATAACAGGATTAAAGGCAACAGAATCAGCTAAAGAAAATATGAGAATTGCCAGAAATCTGTTTTGGATCAATCAACATAAATTTATCATATTGTTTATTGCAACTATTATATCTAACAATGATTTAGATAGAATTATTAAAAAATATTATACAAAAAATGAAAACTTTTCAAGAAACAGTATGAAGTATCAATGGAATAAAATTTTCCCAAACTCAGTTTAATAGGTATCTTCAGAAGTGTGAATTTTAGCTCATTTAGCTGGGTAAAATCGTATGGTTTTTGACTCAAATAATTCTGATGAAGGGTACACTAAGGGTTCGATTTATTTGGCCTCAAAAACCATGCAATTTCTATTTATTAAATCTGTTCAAAACATTCAGAACATAATCCAGAAATTAGATATTCACGATGATCTAATTCTGTTGGAAAGGTAATAGGTTGTTTACAAGCAATACAAATTTTCTTTTCATGAGCTTCTGAAACAGACATTCCAAAAATCATCTTTGCAAATTCATCTTTCATTGTAATCTCCTTTACAGTGCTGAATAAATTCTGTTGTATTTCTGAGTATGTTCTTCTTTAATAATAAACATTAATTGTTCATAACAACTATATCTATATTCACTCACGGGGCGAGGCAGATAACCTTCGATTACATGAATTGTATTAATTGCTTCGAAAATTTTAGCATATTCATGAAGATTAAAATATTTTGCAATTGTTACATAAGCTGCACCATGATCATTATTCTCGGTCAATGCAGTTAGTTTTTTAATCAACTTATCAAATTCTACTGATTCAGAAACTAATGTTTTTTTCATTTTAAACTCCTTTAATTATAAACTAAAACTCCTACATGACAATGTTTCTTTATTGACCAATGCTTAACATCTAATACTTTTGCTTGCTTATCTTTGATTTTTATATACCAATGCAAGAATAAATTTTCATCAAGTATGTATTCAGTATCAGACATTAAAATTTCCTCTTAATCAATGTAAGAATAAACTGTAATTCCGTTAACACCATTCTCTTTCAGAACTTTGAAAGATGCTTCTGTCATTGCTTCATTCAATCCCATCTCCTGCCTACGATGTTTGTAAGGAAAGAAGATTGAACCACTTGAAGTTGGTGCATAACCCAGTTTCTTTGCTTCTTTTGCAAATTTTGTTCTTTTGTCAGTGATACGCACCCAAGCATTTCCACAAAGATCAAGCAAAGTTCCACAACTTTTTCCAGTGAATCCATCACGTACAATAAACTTTGTAGTTGCTTTTGACAACCAAAGATCGCCTGCTTTGTTTCCTGCCTCTGTTGCTAATGCTAAAAGTTCTGTTGTTTTCATTTTAATCTCCTTTGATTTTAGTGACATTCGGGTAGTAAACGATTTAAGAATTCTGAAATGACAAGAACAATAGTGGATAGAACAAGAAAGATTGCGAACGTGGTGACTAACATAACTGCCTCCTTTTTGTTATTTCTTACATAACTATATTATCATAGCTACTACTAGGAGTCAAGAAAATAATTTAAATTAATTATTTGTATTCATCACCAAAAACTTCTAATTTGAATTTTTTAATTGCAGCTTCTGCTTCTGCTTTCCATCGTGGTTTGTAATATTCCTCAATCTCCCTACCTAAACTTTCCTTTGTGATAGTAGGATCATTAATCATATCTTCTGCAATTGCTTCTGAAACACGAAAATGTTCAGCTAAATTTTTAACATTTCCTTTTTCCCATTTAGTTCTACCCATCCAATACCAACCATTCTCAAGGGCGTGCATGGGTACACCATCAATATCTGAAAGATGAAGATCAATCAAATCTTTGAACTCCGGAGCGTGTTTCATGATCAATTCATGATTGCAACCACCCGATTCATGACGACCATTAAGTATATAATCAGCAGTTAATGAGAAGTATGGTTTTTTATTTCCTTTGATAAAATGAAGTCCGCCTTTAATCAGCAATTTATAGTTTCGTTTTTCGTTTACTAAAGTTTTTAATATTGGGGTTGACATATTATCTCCTTTTGTTATAGTTTAGGAAATCCGAAAGGAAATCCGTATTCTTTCATTGCTTTAGCTAAGAAGTGATTCAATTCTTTTGTTGCTTTTTCACAAGCAATTCGTTCACGTTCTTTCCTAGCAAGTTCAACTTCTTCTTTTATTTTATTGAATTCGGAAGTAACGATATTAGGAATTCCACTTGATGCCCAACTTTTCATATCAGAAAGAACAATTGTTGACCCATATTTTTCATTCAGAATTGAAGCAATTTTAACAATCTTTTTTGCTTCATTCAATTCGCAATCTGTTGCTTCCTGAATTTCAAGAGCTGATTCGAATGATTTTGTCAGATTCAATTTCTTCCCGTATGTGGTGGCAAAAGCAAGATCTTCATGGGTCATTTCAAATTCTCCTTTATTCTTAATTACAATTTATAATAACATGAATGATATTAAGAGTCAAGAATTATTATTTGACCCTGATCTACAAACATCTTTTTTATGTAAATTAGTTAGGATCATTTTACAATAGAAACGATTGCTTCACCATAGGCCCAATGATTATTGTCAAGATCAATAATACAATAGTTTTTTGAAGCAAAAGGAATTGCCGAAACAGGGGTTCCATATTTTGTATGTGGTCTTTCTGTTGCTTCAATTCTTGTTATTGTTGCTTTAATAGGTGTCCCTGTATTGAACATCGGGCGATACATAATTACAGTTCCGACTTTTAACATATATTATCTCCTTTTAATCAAAATTGACGAATTTTTTAGCAACACGAATTGATTTTTCAAAATCTGATGAATGTACATCAACATATTTTGGAGTAACATTCACAACTGTTCCGTACCATGTAAAGTATGAATCTTTGATATCATATTTAATTTTATCACCTACTTTGAATTCTGTCATTTTAATCTCCTTAGATGAAGTAGTTAATTATCGAAACAACACTAACTGCAAAAATCGCAACATCAAGAACTTTTATCATATTTTCTCCTCAATTCTTAATTACAATTTATACTAACATGAATTCATTTCCGAGTCAAGAAAATAAATTAAATTTCTTTTTGATCAAAAATCAGATAAAAATCCCTTATAAATAAAGAGAAAGAACGAATACCTTTAGCTACATTTCATCCTGCTCCTGCAAATCTAGATTTATTTTAACATCAATTTTTAACTCTGTCAACTAAAAAGGAACTAAAGAATGAAAAATAATTATGAAGATCAATACGAAAATATTCTGAAAAAATTCGAATTACTTAAAATCGAAGCCAAAGAAGATTGTAAAATAATTAAAACAGAATTAGAAACACAATTCATTAATACTGAATTATTAATTAGATGGCTCAATAAGTTCACCCAATGGAAATCTTTACATAGAATTTATGATCAAGATAAGAAAAAGAAATTTCGTGAACTATTTGAATATTATCGGACAGAGTATGAACTTAAACTTTCTAATAAAGATGAAATATTATTGTTTGTAGAAAGTGATCCTAATTTTACTGCAATTAATAATCTTTATCATATCTCTAAAGATGTAACAGATTACATAAGTTCAGTTTTAGATATATTAAAAGGTCGCGGTTACGAAATGAAGGAAATCTCAGCTTGGATTAGATTCCAAAGTGGTCAAAGATAAATGTCTGATTTAATACTATACAAACAAAATGAAGCAAAAATCTCTGTTCAATGTAATGCAACTATTACTAAAGAACTTAGAAATTATTTCAGTGTCAAAGCTGATAATTATAGATTTCATCCTTTATACAAACAAGGTATTTGGTCGGGTGATCTTTATTTCTTTGATGCAAGAGATAACACCATAGGCATTGGTCTAAAAAATGAACTTTATAAATTCGCCAAACTAGGAAAATATACTATAGAAAGTAAATTTACTAATGCTTCAAAATTAGAAGAATCTGAATTTAGAAAGTTTATTGATACATTAAATCTACCAACTGAAATAAATGGTAATCCTTTTGAATTAAGAGATTATCAATTTCAAGCTGCGTTTGATGCTTGCAAACATAAAATCTTGAATATTAAATCTGTAACAAGTTCGGGTAAGTCTCTAATCATTTATATCATCTTACGTTACTTTGAATCTTTAAAAATGAAATCAATTCTAATTACACCTTCAGTGTCATTAGTACATCAAATGTTTTCTGATTTTGAAAGTTATGGTTGGGAATATGTAGCAGATAAATGTCATATGATCTATGCTGGGCAGAAGAAAGTTTTTTCTTGTCCTGTAATTATTTCTACATATCAAAGTTTATATAAAGACACAAGTCTATTTCAACATTTCGATGCCTTACTGATTGATGAAGTGCATGGCAATTCTTCTGAAGCAAAATCATTAAAGAAGATAGCATTTGGGTGTGTTAATGCTTCTTATAGAATTGGATTTTCAGGAACTTTCCCTAATGAGAAAACTGGGGATTGGTTGTCTATTGTAGGTTCAACTGGTCCAATTGTAGAATATTCAACATATAAAAAATTACAGGAAGATGGGCATATTGCTAATCTAAAAATATTCTCTGTCATACTACAATACAATAAAAAAGTTAAACTTGAAGCATATGAACAATGTTTAAAAGATTATCAAGAAGAAACTGATTTTGTTAACAATCAAGAATCAAGAATGATGTTCATTGCTAAAATGGCTCAGAATGTTAAAAAGAATACTTTAATATTATTCACCAAAAAAGATAAGCATGGATATCCTTTACATAAGATGATATCTGATCAAGTCAAAGATAAACGAATTATCTATATTGATGGCGATACTGATGCAAAGGAAAGAGAGAAATTAAGACATGAGATTGAGAAAGAGGACAACTGTATTGTATTAGCTACGTATGGTGTTTTTAGTCAAGGAATATCTATTCGTAATATTCATACTTTAATTTTTGCAAGTGGATATCGCTCAAAGATAAAAGTAATACAATCTATAGGTCGAGCTTTAAGAAAGATGAAAGACAAAGATTCCGCAACACTAATGGACCTTGTGGATGATTTAAGTTTTATTGATAGGAAGAAGAATATTAAATTCATTAATTATGCAATGAAGCATCATAAGGAAAGGACTCAGATTTATGCTGATGAAAATTTTGATGTTAAAACAATCAAATTTAATCTTCAATGAATTCCTAAACTGCTATGGGTGAATGCAGAAACACGATAAATAGTAGTATGAAAAGTAATAAATTAGTTCCACAAATCATGACTATTTCAGCTACATTTCATCCTGCTCCTGCAAATCTAGATTTATTTTAGCATACATTTTTCACCTTGTCAAGTAAATAATAATTATTTTTATTTAATGAAGTCAATTAGAATCATTTTCTGGTTGACTTTTCTAATTAAGTATGTTACACTATTTCTAATAAAGCAAATATATTATTTAAATTGAAGTTATAAAAGGAACATCTATGGAAGAAAATGAAAATGGAGAAATGATCCCATCATTAATATCAACAAAAAGAGTCAGAACAAAAAAATCTGATAAAAACTATCTCAATAACAAAGAATTCACTGATGCTGTTACAGAATGGATTCTTGAAAATGAAGGTAAGAAAAAAGAAGATTGGTCAACAATGTCAAATTACATTGGTGAATCATTAATTAAATTGACTAATAATTTTGGACACAAAAGGAACTTTTCCGGATATACATATCTAGATGATATGAAATCAGTAGCTCTGCTAACTTGTATACAATATGCACATAATTTTGATCCCAAGAAATCCCAAAATGCCTTTGCTTATTTTACCCAAATCATTCTGAATGCCTTCCGCATGAGTCTTAATAAAGAACAATTACAAAGAGATATCAAGTACAAGTTTATATCAGAAGAATCTGCCTTGTCAACTCATAATTATGAAAATATTTGTTTGTATGATGAGGATGCCGCATGAATACCTTAGAAATTTATAATTATATTTCGCAAACCTTTCCAAAATTCCAAAAAGACAAAACTAGCTTAGCGTATCGTGTAGCCCTAGAATTCGATTTGACTTTCAAACAGACCTGTGATATCATTTATGAATGGGAGCAATACAATAAATTATGTCAAT